AAAGGTAGAGATATGTTTCCATATAAAACATTTGGAACAACATTTGGATATGACCAAGCAAAATACTTACCATCGGGTTCAACATATTATCAAATTGAAGATTATATAACAAACGAAATAATAGTTCCATTTGGTGATTATTCTAAATTGAGTTGTGATAGTACATCTAATTATTTCAATTTAGATACATCGACATATGCAGCAGATAGAGTTTATAGATTAAAGATTAAAATTTTACAAAATGGAATAACGGACATAATAGATGATAAATTGACATTTAAAATAGTAGAATAATGGCATTAACATCTTTAGAAAATGCAACTGCAGTCCAATTACAAAAAAGGAAAGATGACCTAAATAAAATATTAACGGAATTGGGGTCACAGGCAATGGTGACGAACGATTATAATATAAACTATGTTTCCGATACAAACGTAGCCAGTACATTGATATTTAATCCCTTAGTTAACTCAAAATTTGATAATGTAGAATTGGCTAAAGCAATAGATGTTGAAGTAACGGAATTAATACCAAACGTAAATAAATCAAAAAAAAATCTAATACCAAAAGATATATATGATACTGAGGTTCAAATTCAAAAAGATTTACAAATTGAATTAGACAATTTAAATTCTAATATACCTCTATTAAATAAAGAAATTGATGATTTACAAATTGAATTAGAAAAACAAATTAATGAACGTTTAAAAATAGAACAAACACAAGATGTATTACAAAATCAATTAAACACACTTACGGATTTAATTGAGTTGTATTCAACAAAAATTGCACAAGTGGTACAAAAATCAACGGATGAATCAATATTAAGAACATCATTGGAATCACAAAACGCTGGGTTAAAGGCACAAATTGAGGGATTGATTAAACAAATAGAAACATTATATGCAATAATAACTGGATTATTAAATCAAATTGGTGCAGAAATTAGAATAACAAAAACACAAATATTCCCAAGTACACCTGGTCCAGCCGGTGGTGGTAGAGAAGAAGGAAATAACTCTGACCCAAGCAATGAATTAAAAAAATATAAGTAAATTGAGTACACCACTAGAAAATATATCAGTAGTTCTTTCAGCTAAAAGAAAAAATGAATTAAATACAATACTAACTCAATCGGGCTCAAGTGCATCTACCAAAACCAATGCAGGCGTTACTATTGTAAATGATTCAAATATTGCATCTTCATTAGTATTTCAAAAATTACAATCACCGGCATATGATATTACGGAATTATTAAAATCAATTAATACAAGTGCAGCTGAAATAAATCCAAATATTCCAGAATCAAATACAAATTTTGTTCAAAAACCAGTATACGACAATCAATTATTAATAAATTCCAATATTAAAACTAAAATTAATGAAATTACTAAAATAGTAGACCAATTAATTTCAATTAAAGATGATTATAATTCCCAAATACAATTTGAAAAAACACAACAAACTTTAATAAAATCTTCAAATACTTTATTAGCAGCTTCTATAAAAAGTTTAAAAAAAACAATTGAACAATTTAATACCCAAATAGAAGAAGCTATTCAAAAATCATTATTGGAATCTATTAAAAGAACATCAATTGTTGCACAAAATAGAGGATTTTCTAAAGAAATTAGTGCATTATTAAAACATGTTAATACATTAAATTTATTAATACAAACAATAAATGTACAAATTGCAACCATTGAAACAAAAACAAAAATAGAAGGGGACGCCAGAGCTTTTGCAGCTGAAAAGAATGGTATAGTATTAAATTCTATATTAGTTGTTTATTGGGATGGGTTTACTAGTGATGTAACTCAACCAAAATTTTATGGTTGGGGATATAATGATGATAGAAGAATGGATTGGGGAAATAGTCATGGCCGTTTATATTTTAAAAACTTTGATAAAGAAAGTGTTAAAGTAAATCTATCAGCTACGTTTAATAAAACCAAAAACACACCAAACGTAAACGGCTTTATTAACTTAGGGCCGAAATGGTTTGAATTTGGTGAATCACCAGGAAATGTAAATACTAAATATCCAGTAGCAGGATTCCCAAACCCCGGCCTTGCAACTACTATACCGGCCGAAACAGAAAAAATTATATACATGAAATTTAATCCTGAAGCAAGCGGCCCATGGGATTCAAAGGGCCCTAATGGTTTTTGGGGTGCAATTTCTAATACTACAACTTATTATGGTTGGATGCAAATTAGTTCAACAAGAGCCGATGGGTTTGTTGACACTATACCATATTTAGATACTCAATTTGCATTGACGAAGTGGCATAAAAAAAGCAAAACTTTTAGTAATTCGGGTGGATATAAAACAAGTCTTTAATTAATGAAATTAAATAAATAAAATGAGCATTAAAAAATATACAAACATTGAACAAATAAATCTCAATAAACAAAATGTAGGACAATTTATAGAAGATAAAGATTTATTTATTATTGCAAAAAATGAAACAGTTACATCTACCTTTGGTGATAATTCATATGATACAATGGAAGTATCCGTTTATGATATAAACAATAATTTATTACCACAAAAATCAGGAAATAATGTTTCTTACATAAAAACGGGAGATATTAAAAATTATATGTATAATGTTACAAATAAAAATGGTACAAAGGAAATTGCGATTGATGCTGAAAAATTATTAAATGATTTGGGGTTTACCAATGGAATTCTCAAACTTAATATAAATTTTGTTAGAAATAAAGTTGGAAATAACGATGAATTATCGCGAGTATGGATACAAGAAATATCTCCGTCAAGAGAAGAAATTCGTATTTTACCATTAAAAACAAAAAATGAAACAATAAATAAAATAACTAATTTAGAATTTGCAAATTTAAAAAAACAATATAAAACATTTGCAAATGTAAAACAAAATATTAACTTACAAATTTCTACATTTGAAAATAGTTATTTAACTAAAATAGATGACTATTTGAATACACAATTTGGAACGGATTATTTGTTATATCTAAAAAAAGATTTTGGATTACAAAATTTTGATGATTATGTTAAAAAAATATATACAAATTTTAAATCAGCAGTAAATAATTATTTAACAAACAAAAAATATAATATAGCTTTAAGTGATTTTGGTAAAGTTGATGTTGTTAGATTTGTTGATTCAGAAATATACAAAACGGAAGATATTGAAAAAGAAATTAATTTAATATTAATGGCCTGTATTACAAAAAATCTACCGGATTTGAAACAAAGAACAATAGAAACTAAAACAATTGAAAAACAATTTACAAATTCTCCAATAGATAGACTTACATTAGACACCACTAATGTACCTCCTATTATATCAAATAGAAAAATTATTACAATAACACCGAATCAAATTAGTTTTACAAAAGTAGCAGGAGGTACTGGTACCAATTTACCTACACCTAAACCAAAAGGAACATTGATTACAACAATATGTAAAGGATTTGACCAATATGGAACGTACGCAGATGGAAATGGTGGTACATATGATGAATTGATTAAGGTTAATTCTTTAACGTGTGGATATGTTGTACCTACCCCCGGAGGTGGAGGTGGAACTGGAGGTGGTGGTGGAACTGGAGGTGGTGGTGGAACTGGAGGTGGTGGTGGAACTGGAGGTGGACGTGGAGGACGTAGTGAGGGTTCAAATCCCGATGGTGGTAATGACGCGAAATAAAAACAATTTTTAATAAAGATATTTATAATAAATTAACACAATGGCTTTAACAAACTATGTAATAAACTTTGGTAGTAATTTTACTAGTGAATTGGGAACTCTTTTAACTTTAAATGTTGAAATCAGTAATTCATTGGCCAAAACGCCTTTAAAACCATTACTATTAAAAGATGGTAGCACTTTACCACAAAATATAGATTATAGTTTAATAAACAATGCCAAAATAATTTTATATTTAAGTGGTAATCTTCCCGAAGAATATGTTGTTAAAAAAATATGTTATACCAATAAAGCTACATATGCAACTGCACCAACGGATTTAACAAAATGGTCAACTGCGAAGGTGGCCTCCATTAACTCTCCATTTGAAATAGATAAAAATATAATTATAACTGGAGAATTATATGTTGTTGTTATTTTAGAAAAAACAACGGTAAAAGCTCCTACAATAGTTTTAACCAATCCAAATAAAAAAATAGATATAAAAGTAAAGGATTCTGATTTAGAAAAAGAATTAATTATTAAATTTACAAAACCAAATACAGATTATGTAACGGTTTATCTTTCACCAAATAGAATTGTAAAAACAGAGGATACATTTGTAACTTTATATTTTAAAAAAGATTTTGACGGAATATTGGGTAATAAAAAAATATTTTTAGTTCCAAGTTCGGCTGCATATGGTGATGGGGTTCCTGTTGAATTGATAATAAATTGGATAGCTGAGGTTGATACACCATCAATGGTTGAAATAGATATCGTTGATACAATAGATGTTCCAAGTTTTTCTAATTTAGATATTAATTTTGAAATAGAATATAAAACCAAACATACAACAACGGTTGATATATTTTTATTAGCAAAAGATTTAACCAAACTTCCATTGGTACAAAACCAAGCTCCAAATGGTAAATTAAAATTAAATTTAAGAACTTTAGCTACTTCATATCCCAAATGGAATGGTAATACCGATTTAACTTTAGTTTTTAAACCATACAATAAGGGAGGACAAAAAGTATTAGAGGGAACTGAGATATCGGCCACCACTAAAATAATATATCCAAATATTTCATTAGATACTGAAAAAATTAAAAAATCAATTTATGATGGATTTTTAAATAAATTAGATTTTGTATTTGATAAAGAGGACAAATATTTAACTCATATTGCTAATTTTGGGAATGATGAACAAATTATAATATCTTCTTGGGAAGAGGATGATTTTACACTTTCTAAAAAATCGGAAGATGAATTTGGTAATACAATTGTAAAACCAGAAGATATAGTAGAATCTACTATATTAAAATTATACAACCCACTTCCTGCATCTATTAATGAAAATACAACTTTATGGATTTCAAAATTATTGACAAATCCATTAATAGAAACGATTGTATTAAGTGAACAAGATGATATAAAATGTCCTCCTATAAAGGGGCCGAATTTTAGTGTAGAAGTTGATTTTGTAGTTGGCCAATCTACAAATTATGAATCGTTAGATAATTTAATATTAAGTGCATCGGTTTCTAGTTCGTCGCAATTGGTTGCAACATATTTAAGTTCATCTTTAATAAAAACCGATGATTTAAATATTCAATACGCAAACGTTAATTTTACAAGTTCGCATAGTGGGTCGGAAATGTCAGGACCAGGTGAATATCTTTGGAATAATTTTGTACATTTTAGTTCTGCAAAAGAAAGAGTAGATAATTTTATATACAAAGTACAATTAATTGAAAAATATGAATTATTATATAGTAAAACATATTCAACAGGTTCAACCGGAGATGGATTACATACTGGTTCATTATCGGCTGTTCAAGAAAGAGAAAGAGTACAATTAAAGAAAAATCAATTAATAAATGGATTTGATGGTTTTGAGAAATTTTTATATAATAAATCGGAATATACAACAAACAATTCTAGTTCTTTAACTTGGCCGTACAATGGTGATAGATTAACTTCAAACGATACAATAGTTTCAAATTGGTATGATAATATTATTGAATTAGCAAATCAGTTTGATAAAACAAATGTGAATTGGGTTCAAAACAATATACCACAATACGTTGTTACTAATGGTAATAATGAAAGCATGTTGTTGTTTTTGTCAATGATAGGACATCACTTTGATACATTATATTTCTATACAAAATCAATAGAAAATAGTAGAGGTCTTGGATATAAATCAAAAAATACAATAAATGATAAATTATTATTTGATATATTAAAATCCATGGGTTGGGACGCCAAAAACCTAGCCGCAGATACTAAACTTTGGGATTATGTATTTGGACAAAATACCGATGGCAGTCAACAATATAAATCATACGATGAAAATGGTAATGAAATAAAATCAAAATCTGCAAAGCAAAGAACATATGAAGTTTGGAGAAGAATTGTAAATAACTTACCTTATCTATTAAAAAATAAAGGTACAAGGAGAGGTATATATGCATTAATGTCTTGTTATGGAATTCCTGCATCAAATCTTTCAATTTTAGAATTTGGAGGCCCGGAAATAACAACCAATACAAAAAGTAAATTAGTAATGGATAATGTTACTAGTGCACTTAAAATGGTGTCTGGTTCTTTAATTCAAATGGAGTGGAAAGATACAGATAAAGTTAGAAAACCAAATACTATTGAATTATTTGTTAAACCGGCATATAGTAAAAATTGGACAATATTATCTGGAAGTAATTGGGATGTTAAGATTAGTGGTTCGGTTAATAGTAATTATGGTAAAGTAATATTCAATTATTCGGGTTCAAATCATATATCATCATCTTTATTACCAATATTTAACGATAGATTTTTTGGTTTATCGGTAAGTAGTGGTTCTAATGGATTAAAATTAGATGTTAGACAAACCGAAAAAGAAAGAACTATATTTGAAGAATCAATTTCATCATCCGCATATACTAATTGGAATACTGGTTCTATATTATATTTGGGTGGAGATTATAGTGGTAGTGTGGACGAATTTCGTTTATGGTCAGAAGTATTAGATACTGAAAGATTTTATGAACACGTTTCTTTTCCTGAAATGATTAATGGTAATAGTATTACATCATCCACAACAGATTTATATTTCCGTTTAGATTTTGAATATCCAAAAAATTTAGCAACAAATACAAAATTAATAAATGTTGATACAAATGTTTATTATCCGACAATACAAATAAATCCGTCTAGTTCTTTACAAATAACAAGAAACATACTAGAAGAAACAGGGTCAATTGGAAGTAATGTAATATCATCAAGTAATATTTCTCCATTATTATTTGCAACAGCAAGTGGATTTCCATCAATAACATCATATCCATATCAATTTGAAGCAATAGATAGAAGTGTTACATTGGAAATTCCTGATTTAGGTGCAAGTAGATATTCAACAAATAAAGTTAGATTTGAAAGTCAATATAATTTAGATGGAACGGAGATAACTCCAACTAAAGGTGTGAACCTATCGGTAAATAGTAGAGGAACTAAAAAATCATTTGACCAATCACCGATTGATTCAAATAGAGTAGGTTTATTTTTCTCACCAACAAAAGAATTAAACATTGATATTGCAAAATCATTTGGTGGAATTAATTTAGATAATTACATTGGTAACCCACAAGATTATTATAAATCAAATTATTCTCAATTAGATTCTTTAAGAAATTATTATTTCCAAAGATTTGATGGTAGAGATATTTACGCATATATTAATTTAATCAAACTATATGAGAAATCTATGTTTGAAGATATTAAGAAAATGTTACCTGCAAGAGTTAAAGCAACTACTGGTTTATTAATTGAACCACATATTTTAGAAAGAAGTAAAGTTGCACATAAAAAACCAACAGGAGTAAATAATCAATTAGAAACTATAATAGATTCAAATAATACAACTAATATATTTGCAGAAACAAACCAATATCAAACTATAATTGATGCAAACCTGTCGGATAATATATTTGCAGAAAATTATCAATATAATACTAGAATTGATATTAATAATGAAAACCAAATATCAGCTGATAATTACCAATATAATACAACTATAAGAACAACCGATAACACAAATATAAGTTCCGATTATTATCAACAAACAGCATCAATTGATTGTGGTTTACAAAATCCTACTATTTTAACTGAAATTGATTTGTATGATTTAAATATTGTAGCCGGTCAAACCACATTTGAAACGGTTGGATTTGGAATATATGCTCAAAATGGACATGCTATTAGAACATATTTTGATGAAAAAGGCCGAAGAGTTAAAGAAAGAATTAAAGTAGATTTAATAACAGAACAAAAATCAAGAGAAGCTTTAAAGTATAAAATTGTAATAAATGGCAAAGGTGACCCAAGAGGTGGAATGGAATTGACATCATCCATTTACTATGAGACAAAATTAAATATTCAACCATATTCAACTGCAAAGGTTATTAATGCGGGTACGGGTAGTATAGTTCAAGTAAAAAAAGTAGATGGATATTTACCAACACATTATAGAAATACATCGGATTTGACAAGAGGATTGCAAAATAGTTTCTTTAGAGGTTCAAAAAATACAGCAGCAACAACTATTGATGGTGCATCACCTATTGAAACATTTATATCTAATCCAAACATATTAACTGTAAATAAAGCAGGTAGAAATACATCCGAACCAATTTTGGAAGTAGAATAACGAAATTTAAAAATAATTATATTTATATCAAACGATAATACAACACTATGGGATATTTAAGTAACACAGAATTAACAGTAGATGCTATCCTTACAAAAAAGGGTAGAGAAAAATTAGCAGCAGGTGGTGGTTTAAACATCACACAATTTGCATTGGCAGATGATGAGATTGATTATAATTTATACGAACCAGCACATCCGTTGGGTTCTGCATATTATGACGCAGCAATTAAAAACATTCCTGTAATTGAAGCATCTCCGGATGAGACACAAGTAATGAAATACAAATTGGTAACATTACCAAAAGATTCAAAAACTATTCCTGTTGTGTCTATTAGTCAACCATCTATAAATGCAACAACAAAAGTAACTGGTCCAATTATAATTTCTCCAAATACTTCTGGTGGAAGCAATGCACAGGGTGGGTACACTGCTATTTTATCAAATAAAAATGCAGGTACTTTACAAGGTGAAGGAGTAACTTCCGATGTAGGTAGTGTTCCTGTATTCATTGGTGATGATGTATCAGCAACTGCAGCAACTGCTAAAGGAACGACTTTCAAATTCTTCCCAGCTAATAACTTAACATCTAATTTAACAACAACACTTACTATTTATGGTAATCAAACAGGAGGTTCAATAACTGTTCCTGTAACGATAACTTATGTAGTTTAAAATAATAAAACAAAATGGCAATAATTAGAAACAACACAGTCCTTACAAATTTACAAACGGAGTTATCAAATGCTATTGCAAATGGTTTGAATACTACGACAATAGTAAATATATTAAATGGTGCACTAGGAGCTGGAGAGCAAATTGGACAAACTGCATTTAATACAATAACTGAAGGAGTTTATAAAAAATTCGGTGTAGGTGACCAAGTTTTAAATAGAACAGAAATTGTAACTACCGGTATATGGAGTGGTGATACCGGTTCTTTAGCGGTGAATGCGACTTATACATCATCTACACAAATTGCAAACATTAGTGGAAAATACTATATAGATGTTTATAACGCATTACCATCATCAGATTCAGCTGAGGTTCAATTCTCAATTGCATATGGTGATTATAATGGATATGGTGCACCAACATTGACACAAGATGATTCTTCAACACGACCAACGAAAGCAACATATTCACAATATAAAAATTTATTGTTATCACCAACAGATGCATATTTTAGTGTTTATAGTGGTTCGGCTACATCATCCGCTGCAACGACAACTCATAATTTAACATCATTCTACGCGATTAATGTAAATAGAGCTAGATATAAAGAGAGATTAGACCCAGGAAATATATCCATAAAATTAACAGGTACTTCTGGTTCAATAACATTAATAGATGATAGTGGTGGAACTGATGAAAATGTAACAACTTCAGGTAGAGTTTATAACTTAGTAAGTGGTTCATTAAATATTGGTTCGGCTTTAACTGCATCAATTCAAAATGTAACCTCTAGAAATGGTCAAGGATATGGATTATTTTATCCTGATATGGGAATTATTTTGTTAAATCCAAATGCATTAGCTTCAATTGTAGATATCAAATTGGTACCCGCTAATAGTTCAATGACAGGGGTTTATCATAATATTTCTTTAAGTGGTAGTACATATAGTGCAGATTCTGGTTCAGTAATGTTATTAAGAACATTGGCAGGTGGTGCAGATTTCCAAGTAAGAAGAACTGAAAATGTTTCAACTGCACATTACTTTATAAGAGCTAATAATAGAGAATTTAATTTCTCAAACAATCCAACATTTGTATCAGGTTCGGCTGGCCAGTTTACATGGCCGGTTTTTGAATCAAATCCAAAAGTTTTTATTACAACAGTTGGTTTATATAATGACGCAAATGAATTATTAGCAGTTGCAAAAACTTCAAAACCAATTGAAAAATCATTTGATAAAGAAGTAGCAATTAAAGTTAAATTAGACTTCTAATCGGAGAATAAAATAAAAACTATGGCCCACCTTAATTTGGTGGGTTTTTAGTTTTAAGATATTTATATACGATATGTTAAAACGAATACCAAAGTCAGATATTAGTATTAGGCCATTTAAAGCCTATAAAGAGTGGGATGAATTATCAGCTAGTGCGTCGGTGTTATTTGCTGAGCTTGGTGATTATACGGAAACCGAAATGGTCAATATAACACAAGGTCATTTAAGCGGTTCAACTTATAATAAACATTCATTGTACGGACAAGTTAAATCTACATTTTATAATGGTAGAGAAGATAACCCAATTGAAAGATTTGGTATAAAAACAAATGGATTTACAATATTTACCAGAGCTAAAGAAAGATATTTAAGTGGAAGTGCAACTGTTATATCTGTTCCACAAAGTTGTGTGGGAGAAGGAATTAAAAGGGGTTCGGTTATTTTAAATGATGGTACAAGTCAATATGTGGACGATGGTTATGGTAATTTATCGGGAGAAGCAGCTGATGTATTTTTAGAAACGATAAATTTTAATAATGAACAAATTGTGTTTCAAGATTTATCTGAAGCTTTGATTTCTTTTGAAATAGTTCAATTAAATTTAGAAACCAACATATTAGAAGTTATATATAATACTATACCATATACATTACAATTAATAAAAATAGATTTTAAATTGAATATATTGGAAGTCGATGAAATTCCATTTTTAGATAATATTATTAATAAATTGGGTAATGTTTTTTATAATCAAGGTTTAATTGTTTTAACCGAAACAACGAATTTTAATACATCCAGTTTTGATTTGGATTTTAAATCAACACAAACGATATATGAAAATGAATTTTTATTAATAGTTAATCCGGATGAATTTAATTTTTCAACAAATCCAACATCGGTTGAAACTATTGGTATGGTCGTTACTTCTTCAATAGAACTATACGATAAATCAAATCCAAATTCAAAAAAATACATTAAAAAAATTATTACCAATGCCGGCACACAATATATTAAGAAAAAATCAATTACTAACACAGGTACAATAGTTGATTATAGATTTAGTGGTTCGGTTGGTAACATTAAGGCGGGGTTTGAACATTATGAATTAAGTAGTTCAGTTGATACCACCGGTTCATTTTTAACACCTATGATTACAACAATTGGTTTATACAATGATGCGTGTGAATTATTAGCAGTAGCAAAATTACCTCAACCTATTAAATCGGAACCGGATATTCCTGTAAACTTTATTGTCCGTTTTGATACATAATTTATATTTATAAGTAAAATAAAAACAATATGTCTAAAATTTTAGAATTATACAAATCAGGTCAATCATCTTTGGGTGTTGACAAAATCGGGTTTCAAGCTGGAATAAATGCAAAAACACCATATACTACAAATGATTTAAAGAAAGCAGATGAGCAAGTTTTAACTGCTGCTAAATTTAAAACAGGTAGAGGTGGTACTATAACTGAGAAAAAATACTCAGATACGAAACCAAAATAAACCAATTTAATGGCAAAAAAAGTTACAAAAAAAGTCAACCCTAAATGGGTTGCACAAAAATATGGATTTAAGTCTGGTTTAGAAGAAACCATCTCTCAACAAATAGAATCTTATGGAATTAAAGTAGAGTATGAAACTGAAAAAGTTCCATACATAATTCCTGCATCCACTCACCACTATCATCCAGATTTTAAACTACCCAATGGTATTAGAATAGAGACAAAAGGTAGGTTTGTGGCAGCTGACCGTAAGAAACACTTATTGGTTAAAGAACAAAACCCAAATATGGACATTAGGTTCGTATTTTCCAATTCAAAGAACAAAATCACCAAAAAGTCCAAAACGACCTATGGGGATTGGTGTGAAAAGAACGGATATAAGTATTCGGACAAAATCATCCCAAATGAGTGGTTTTTAGAGGAAAATAGACCATAAAATATTTGGTAATATCAAATATTTGTCGTATATTTAAGTCGTGTTGAAGCAAAATGATAAGAATATAGTCGTATCTACTCTAACCGGTGTGTTAGGTAGTTATCTCAATCTCAAAGGGAATGAGTTAGCATTTTACTGTCCTTTCTGCAATCACCACAAACAAAAACTACAAGTTAATACCGAAACCCAAAAATGGCATTGTTGGACTTGCAATAGTGGTGGTAAGAAATT